TGGTGGTGATGATGATGCGCTTATTGGTGCATTGATTTCTGCTGCACGCGAGATGTGCGAGCAGTATACTCGTAGAATCTTGGTTACTACTACCATTGATGAGTATTTTGATGGCTTCCCGAACTATAAGAATGCGGAAAGCAAGGATATCATCTACCTATCAAGAGGGCCAGTGCAATCAATCACAAACCTTAAGTATGTTGATGAGATTGGCTCGGAAGAGACGGTTGCATCATCTTACTATGTTTCTGATACTATAAGTGAGCCAGCAAGAATAGCTTCTACTGCTGGATGGTTTGCGACTAACGGAATCATCAATCAAGTCATCGTCCGCTATGTAGTGGGTACTGATGTGAGTAGCATACCCACGCCATTGAAGCAAGGGATGCTCTTAATCATCAGCGATTTGTATGACAAGAGAGATGACCGAGTGAGAAAAATGCCCACAGCATCAGAGTACCTATTTAACCCATTCCGCATCTTTACCTTCTAATGATAGAACAAGCTGGACAACTGGATCGTAGAATCACTATTCAAACATTTAGCGAGACTACGGATACTTTTGGGCAAGAGGTGAAGAGCTTCTCGACCCTGGCTCAAGTATGGGCCAATGTGGTGGAGAAAGTAGGGCGTGAGGGTGAAGATGGTGATATGATAGCCTCTACTAAAAAGGTGGAGTTTATTATTCGCTACCGCACTGATGTTAATGAGGAGATGCGCATATCGTACAACAGCAATATATATAAGATTCAAGCCATTCAATCGGCAGATGCTCGCAAGGCATTCTTAAAGATTGTGTGCTTATGGTCTGATGCGCAGTGATGGAGAACGTAAGAGTAAGCATTGAAGGCGCTGAGGAGGTAATGAGAAAGCTCCGTAAACTTGATGATAGACTCAAGAAGAGTATACTCAAGAAAGTAGGGCGCAAATCACTGCCGCCAATGGTGGACTCTTATAAGCGCAACATCACTGATGCTGATGAGGTGTTTAAAGTATATCGAAACGGCAAGATAGCCTACGAGATACAGCCTGGTCAGTTACGCAAAAGTGTTGCTATAAAAACACCCAAGCACCTACAAAAGAAAGATGTAGTAGGTATGAGTGTTGGGCCGAGAAGAACGGGTGCCTATAAAGATGCAGAGAAAGGCGGTTGGTACGCTGGTATGATAAACTTCGGCTGGTTAAGAGTTGGAGGCAATCAAGGAAAGCGATACCAAGGTCAGAACTTAAACTTTGCGCAGAAGGCAATGGCTGCTGCAAAGACAAGGGTAAATGTTAGGTTTGTCCGTGTGTTTAGAACGGAAACCGCAAGAGAGATAAATAAGCTCAAGTTTGGGCAAAGAATGGGCTTGAAATGATTGGTAAAGTAATAAAGTACAAGTTCGATAACACCAGTAGCTTAAACAACGTTTTCGCTGGCCGTGTTTATCCTTTGGTTGGAGCGCAAACGAGTGCCCGACCTTTTTGCATTTACGATACTACAAGCATTCGTACTGAAGGATCGAAAGATGCCGACAGCCACATTGATATCGTCAATGTTGAGCTTACATTAATAGGAGACAACTACGGCACGCTGCAAACTGCCGTTGAAAATATACGCACAACATTTGTGCGAATGAAGGAAACAATTGAGGGCGTAAATGTTCAATCGTGTGGCTTTGATACTCAAAGTGAGGTATTCAATGTTGATGAGGAGACTTTTGCGGTATCGGTTGATTTAGTGTTTAGAATAGTCAAATCATAAAAATTAAAAAAGATGGCAGCAAGTACATCAGTAATGAATAGCACCGATGTTGTAGTACTCATCGGAACTGACGGAGCAACATACGAAACCGTTGGTAAAATGACAAGCGCTTCCTTAAGCGTTACAATGGCAACTCGTGATATTTCCACGAAAGACAGCGCTGGCTGGATGGAAGTATTGGAAGGCCAAAAATCGTGGACTCTATCGGGTGAAGGCTTGGTAGTGTACAATAACAGTGGTAAGGCAACGCCTGACGATATCTACGGACATCTAAGCAGCCGCACCGTTATCTACATTGAGTTTGGTTCTGAAACAACTGATGAGAAATACTACAGCGGTACTGGGTACTTCACTGAGTTCTCAACGGATGCTGGAGTAGAAGACAACGCAACGTTCTCTTTCTCATTCCAAGGAACAAGCACCTTGACTCAAGGTACACAAGCATAACATCAGTAGGGGGGCTTCGGCCTCCCTATTTTAACATCACACAACAATGGACACAAACTTGATAAAAGTAGGCGAAAAGACATACCCCGTAAAGTACGGGTTCAATGCATTAAGATTGTTTTGCAATGCCAGCGGCATTGGATTGCAAGAGCTTGAAAAGATAGGAGAAAACATAAGTATCGACCACGCCATCAATTTGGTATGGGCGGGAATGAAAGACGGTGCACGAGCAGAGAAGCAAGCCTTCGATCTTGACACTGATGACATTGCCGACTTGCTTGATGAAGATATGTCTATCATTCAGCAGTGTATGGAGTTGTTTGTTGCCTCCTTTGTGAAGCCAGGAGCTGAAGAAAAAAAGTAAACGCCCAAGCCTCGGAATCCCTTGATTGGGATGCACTGGAAGCGATAGGTTTGGGTGAGATGGGAATGAGCGTTGAGGAGTTCTACAATATGACTCCGCGACAATTCCAAAACAAAAGAGAGGGCTTCCAAAACCGCATTCAGTATGAGACTGAATTGGTATGGGAAACCACGAGGTGGCAAGCAGCGGTAAACATTGCGCCACATACGAAGAAAAGAATGGGGCCGAAAGACTTGGTTGTTTTCCCTTGGGATAGCAAAAAGAAAGTTCATAAGGCTGCAACATACGAAGAGGTGCAAGAGGCAATTAAAAAGGTGTTTGGTAAATGAGCCGTACGGATATAGATTTTAAAATTGGCGCGGACTTAAAGCAGTTCCGCGGTGCAATGGGCAACATTGACCACAGCTTAAAGAAATTGAGTGGTGGCTTTGGTGCTTTAGGAGGGATGATTGGCGCCTCCTTTGCAATTGATATCATCCAGCAGTTTGCTGCTGAATCTATACAGCTTGCAACAAAGATGGAGGGCGTTCAGGCGGCATTTAATCGCTTAAATGACCCCAACCTACTCAGCAACTTAAGGGCAGCCACAGCGGGCACCGTTGATGACTTAAAACTGATGCAGACGGCTGTAAAGGCTGACAACTTCCGCATCCCTATGGATGTGCTTGCAAAAGGTTTGGAGTTCGCACAGCGTAGAGCACAAGCCACGGGAGAGAGTGTTGACTATATGGTTGACTCTTTCGTTACTGGTTTGGGGCGTCAGTCGGTTATGATTCTTGATAACCTTGGTATTTCCGCTTCTGAACTTAGAGAGCGAATGGCTGAGGGTGCTACAATGGCTGAGGCCGTTGGGCAGATAATGGATCAAGAGTTTGAGAAGGTTGGCGCACGCGTTACAACTACCTCAATGAAGATAGACCAGCAGCGCGCTGCAATCACCAACCTTAAGAGTGAGATTGGTGAGAAGCTCCTACCCGTCTATTCGGCTTTCCTTACACAAACCAATAAGGGACTCGGTAAGCTTAACTTTATTCTTGATGACCAAGAGAAAGGCTACAAGAGGCTTTTTGTTGCCGCTAAATCTTACTTTGACATCACCAAGTTTGGTTTAGATTTAGTGACCAACCCTACCAAAGCATTTCTCTCTTTGCTTGGAGAAACTGAAGAAGAGGTTGAGAAGGTATCGGTTGAGTTCAATAAGGGACTCCCGAGCATTACTGCGTGGGCTGATAAGTTCGGTCAGATGCAAGAGCAAGCTGATGAGGGTGCAAAGAAACAAAAGGAAGCGGTTGAAGCATACAAGAACAAGCTCAAGGAATTACTCCCTACACTGCAAAGAGTATCTTATGAGATCGACCAAGCCTTTAATCCTGGAGAAGACACGAGCGGGAAACTTGCACACAATTTAGGCTTTGCTGAGGTCAATATGGAACTCGAGGACTTGGAACAAACTACTGAAGAGTTTGGCAGTACCTCTAAGCAGACTTATGATGAAATGGTTGAAGGCTTCTTCAACTTTGAACAAGCCACCGAAGAAGCAGCGGATACTTTTGACCACAGCTTCAGAAATATGATTGATAAGTTCCAAACATTCAAGGACGAGTTCTTGATGATTGGAGATATCTTAAGAGTGTCTTTTGAAGCAGCCTTCGCACCATTAGAAGAAGGCGAGACACGCCTTGGAAACTTTAGAGAGGCATTTGTACAGCAGCTCAAGATGATGGCAGCACAATTACTTGCTACCGCTGCCGCTGCTTTAATTCTTGCTACCATCCTGACCATTGCCTTTGGTGGAACTAATATGGCTGGTAAAGCAATGTTTAAAAAGAGCGGGATGGGCTTTGGCGATTTGTTTAGCGGTATGTTCGGACAAATGGGTGGCGGCTTTGGTTTTAATGGCGGCGGCTTTGGCGGCGGTGAGGGTGGTATGAATATCATCGGAATGCTTAGAGGAAGCGATATGCTTCTTATGCAAGAGCGTGCTGGAAGAAACAGAAACAGACAAAGAGGTTTTTAATATATGGCGGCATCAAAACTATTTGCAGAGTTTCAAAGTTCAAACGGCAAATATTACAAAATTGAAATTTGGGATGAGGACTATTCGGGAACATCACCCGATGAATTCA